CAAGCTAGATAAGAAGCTGTACCATGTACCTGATATGGATTGGACGCGAGAGCAGTACGAGGAGAGTGTTGACAGGTTGGAGTCCAGAGAACAGCTATACATGATGGAGCACTTCGGTGCGATGGGCTGGCGTAGTATCAAGAATATCATCAAGTTCTTTAACAAGGCTTATGACATTGACCACATCTACCTAGATCACCTGACTGCGCTGTCGGCTAATGAGCAGGATGAGAGACGTGCGCTGGACGGTATCATGGCAGACATGGCCTCACTGGCACAAGAGCTAGGTATCATCATCCACTTCATTAGTCACCTCACCACACCAGAGGGTAAGGCGCATGAGGAGGGTGGACGTGTGCTAGAGAAACACTTTACTGGGTCTCGTGCTATCGCTAGGTGGAGCCACTATATGTTCGGGTTAGAGCGCAACAAGCAGCACTCCGATCCTATCAAGCGGCAGACCACTACGTTTCGTGTGTTAAAAGATAGATTTACCGGGCGCGCGACTGGGACTAAATTTGGCTTGCAATATAACCAAAAGAATGGTATACTGTCGGAATCGGTTGACCTTATGGAGGATGACAACATATGATGGAAGACTACGGGTATTGCAGTAAGACAGGCGTATGCTTCAACCCTTTCGGTGTTAAGCCTGAGTGGGTGCAGAAACGAGCATACAAGATACGACATGGATTGTTAATTGAACAGACAGAGGAGGCTTTGTTTTGACTGACAAGATAACTAAGGACGGTGTGGCTTGCATCGACTTAAACTACTATTGGCGACCGATAGAGGAAGCACCACACGGTGTTAAGTTACAATTGCTAAGTGTGTATGGTGTGGCTTCTCATGGGTCGCTATCACCTGCTATAATTGAAGATGGGTTCTGGATTGGCTGGACACCCCTACCTAGACGGAGGAAGTAATGATTGACAACATAACCCTATGGCACAGACGGGCACGACCAGAACCAACGGTGCGTGACCTAGATGTTCAGATAGGCTGTCACATTGAGGAGTTCATTGAGATGATGGATTCGTTAAACATAGATGCTAACAGTGACTTGGCTAGGGCGCTTGATGATTTAGAGGAGTTCGCTGACTCATTGAAGGCAGGGGACAAGACTGTATCATCAATAGATCGTGAGCCGCTACTTGACTCATTAGCAGATCAAATTGTTACGGCTGTTGGTGTTGGTGTGTGCGCTAAGATGGATATGAATGCAGCGGTAACTGAGGTTAACGAAAGTAACTGGTCTAAGTTTAACTACAAGGGCTACCCTGAGTTCGATGAGAATGGGAAGATTAAGAAGGGCGAGCGTTATCGTAAGCCTGATTTGAAGGGGATGTTTTGATGCACCCATCTTTTGTTAAGTTGAATGAGCTAATCCCGGAAGATGACTGGGAGTATTTTGAAGATCGTGATATGTCAGCGCGTGAAGCCGCAGGAGAGATTAAGTTTATGAAAGATGTAACAGAGACGTTAGGATTACGTGAGAATCGTTACGGTGAGTTCAGGAATGTGTCAGCAACGTCACAATGGTTAAAAGATATTATGCGTGGCGGTGCTAGTTGGAAGGGGATGGAACCCTATATGCAAGAGAGCTTGGACTTGATTGCCAACAAGCTGGCGCGTATTGTTAATGGCGACCCGTTCTATGATGACAGTTGGCACGACATAGGTGGTTATGCGAAGTTAGTTGAAATTGAAATTGCTAAAGGAAAGTAACGTGGACTTAGTTCTCGACATCGAGACAGATAGTAAGCAGAGTAAGATATGGCTTTGCTATACCCATAACAGCGAGACAGGCGAATACATATGTCACACAAAACCGGATACACTCATACCCTTAATAAACAAAGCAGAGAGATTGATCGGACACAACTTGATCGGCTTCGACGCACCAGTGCTCAACAGGCTTTGGGGAACGAAGATTGGCTTGAAGAAAGTGAGAGATACCTTGATAATGTCAAGGCTACTCAATCCCTCTATCGAAAACGGTCACAGTTTGGCGGCGTGGGGCAAGAGACTGGGGAATAACAAGGTTGAGTACACCCGTATTTGGCATTGGATGAAAGGGTTACAATATGACAAGGTTTCTACTGCTCCTTATGACGATCCAATTGATAGTCTTAACCGCTTTTATTGTAGACAGGACGTGTCAGTAACTGTTGACTTGTACAAGTACTTAGAGGAACAGTTGGTTGAGTGGGGCGAGAGTGTGCAGCTTGAGCATGACGTTGCCGCTATCATGTGCAAGCAAGAAAGGCATGGGTTTAGATTTGATGAGGCTAAGGGTAGGGTTCTATTGGCACAGCTTTCAGGCGAGGTTGCTGATATTGAAGGTGAGTTGCAAGCTACGTTTCCTCCAATTGTGGAGAAGCGTATCAGCGAGAAGACAGGGAAAGAGCTGAAGGATAAGGTAACCCCTTTCAATCCCGGCAGTAGACAACAGATTGCTGAGAGGCTTGCCTCCCTCGGTGTTAAGTTTACGCAGGAGACTGAGAAGGGGAGTACCATCATCAACGAGAAGGTGTTAGAGGGCATTAACTTACCAGAGGCTAAACTAATTGCTCGATATCTAATGCTTCAGAAACGTATCTCGCAGGTGAGTAGCTGGTTTGACGTGGTTAAACCTGATGGTAGGGTGCATGGTAGGGTGATAACAAATGGAGCCGTGACGGGGCGTATGACGCATCACAGCCCTAACATGGCACAAGTACCCTCAAGCGGGAGTGAGTACGGTAAGGAGTGCAGAGAGTTGTGGACTGTGGAGGTTGGTAACAAGCTGGTCGGTGCAGATGCTAGTGGGCTTGAGCTACGGATGTTAGCCCATTACATGCAGGACAAGGCGTACATCAACACTGTGGTACACGGGAAGAAGGAAGACGGGACAGACATACACACAGTTAACATGAGGGCGGCTGGCCTTCCTGATAGAGATACAGCCAAGACCTTCATCTATGCTTTGTTGTATGGGGCTGGCGCAGGTAAGATTGGTTCTATCATCGGTGGTGATTCCAGACAAGGGCATCGCATCATGGAGACTTTCTTTCGCAAGACACCAGCACTTGAACGTCTAAAGGAGATAGTCACTGAGGCGGCGGCAAGGGGTTGGATTCGTGGGTTAGATGGGCGGCACATTATGGTGCGCTCAGAACACGCAGCATTAAACTCTTTGTTGCAGGGTGCAGGTGCAATTGTTATGAAAAAAGCGTTGGTTATATTGCACGATAAGCTAAAGTGTGGTATAATAAACGCTTCATTCTGTGCAAATGTACATGATGAGTGGCAGATAGAAGTCCCGCAAGAGGATGCAGAGCGTGTCGGTAAGATGGCAGCAGAGGCAATTGCAGAGGCTGGAAAGCACTACAATCTCCGCTGTCCTTTAACAGGAGATTACAATGTAGGTTTTAATTGGAAGGATACGCATTGAAAGACGAAGTAGATTTGGATACTGTATTAAAGGATGCGGAAGCGCTAATCATTATTACAGAGAAGGAGGGTGCAGTGAGCCTAACCTTTAGCCAAAACATGGATGAGATGGAAGTGCTAGACCTCCTAGCCTTTATCACATCAGAATTTTATCAGATTGCCGACGAAGGCAGAGTAACTAAACACTAAGGAATTATTATGACAGACGCAGTAAAAATCAAAGCAGACATTATGTGGGCATACCTTGACAAGGTTAACGATATGAGTGGCAAGTTTCAAGTGGACTTGTGTAACCTATCAGACAAAGCAGCCGATGCGTTGCAGGACATTGGCCTAGAGGTTAAGTTTAAAGAGGGTAAGGGTAAGTACATTACCTGCAAGAGCACCCGTCCTATCTATGCTTTTGACGACGGGGGTTCTCAGATTGATGCACAGGTAGGTAACGGGTCGAAGGGTGTCGCGCTTGTGGGTACATACTCATGGGCATACCAGAAGAAGAAGGGCGTCTCTCCTGCCCTCAAGCGTTTGGTTATTACAGACATGCTTGAGTACGGTGGCGAACCAGTGGGTGAGCTTATCTCTGAAGACGATCTGCTGTAAATGATTGCGCTGATCGATAGCGACATTCTATGCTACCGAGTAGGCGCTGTTACTGAGGAAGAAAATGAGAACACGGCTATCGAGACGATGGCTGTGTATCTCGAAGATATGTTAATGTTTGATCTGTTAGACTGCGAGGAGCACGAATTATTCCTCACTGGTAAACAGAACTTTCGTTTTGACGTAGCGGTAACAGCCCCTTACAAGGGCAACAGGAAGGATGTTAAGAAGCCGAAACACCTACCTCTCCTACGGGAATATTTACAAACGGCATGGGGCGCAAGCGTTAGTGATGGGCAGGAAGCGGATGACGACATCGCCATACGAGCAACAGAGTTGAAGGGCGAAGGACTCATCGTATCAATTGACAAAGACTTTATGCAGGTTCCGGGATGGCATTACAACTTTGTGAAGAAGGTGAAGAAGGAAGTAACACCAGAGGACGGGTTGCGCTTCTTCTACAAACAGATACTGATGGGGGACTCAGCCGACAACATCAAGGGAATTCACCGTGTAGGGGAAGTAACTGCGACAAAGATGCTTGCCGAGTTAAAGACGGAGCAAGAGTTCTATGCGTGTTGTGTGGAGGCGATGGGCGCAGAGCGTGTGTTAGAGAACGGTAGGTTGTTGTGGCTACGCCGCACAGCAGATCAAATGTGGGAGCCACCAAGTGAAGAAGAATGAATTTAAGTTAGCGGGGATGACGTGGCAGGTGGTTGATACAGCAATGACTGACCTTGGAACCTCCATACCTGATACCTGTACGATTCTGTTAAATGATAAGTTGAAAGGGCAAGAGCGAGATGTCACCTTGTTACATGAAGTTATCCATGCGATTATGTTTACGATGGGTGAACGTGACCATGACGAGCGATTCATAGAGGGCTTCGCTCAGTTGTTATACCAGTATGAGCAACAGAGAGTATAACGACGGTGAATGGACTGAGGCTAGGTTTCGAGCGTTTATAATCTCTGCCCTTCGTGCCTACATGAAGCGCTTCCCACCTAAGTGGAAGGCTTTAAAAGCAGCATCGATTGGTCGGGTTATTAACAAGAGGTCGGGACGGTTGGCTGAGCATTACAAGTGTGCTAGTTGTGAGGATAACTTCGTGGCTAGGGATGTACAAGTGGATCATATTGAACCCGTTGTATCCCCGCAGGAGGGCTTCCAAGACTGGTGGACATACATGAACAGGCTCTACTGTGAGGCTGAGAACTTGCAGGTGTTGTGTAAACCATGCCACAAGCAGAAGACAGCAGAAGAGCGTAAGGAAAGGGTGAAGAACAAATGAACGTAAAGCTAATGTGGGTAACACCTCATGCTGAAGAGATGGTTGCCTATATGGCTCGTGTCTCAAATCCAGAGAATCAGAGTAACGTAGCGACCGCACCTAAGTTGTTGCGTTACCTGATGAATAACAAGCATTGGTCACCCTTCGAGATGGTTAATGTTTGCATGGAGATTGAGGTAACACGGGACATAGCACGACAGATTCTGCGGCATCGGTCGTTCAGCTTCCAAGAGTTTAGCCAGCGGTATGCCGAGGCTTTGGATATGGAGTGCAGTGAGGTTCGGTTACAGGATGAGAAGAACCGACAGAACAGCCTCCCTACTGAAGACCGAGAGTTACAGCGCTGGTGGGATGAGATGCAACGTAGCCTGATAGCGCAAGCTAGAGGGGTGTACGGAGCTGCTCTGAACAACGGGATAGCGAAGGAGGTAGCGCGTAAGATTCTGCCTGAAGGGTTAACCAATAGTCGGATGTACATGAACGGGACGTTGCGGAGTTGGATGCACTATGTTGACATCCGGTGTGACGAGGCAACACAAAAAGAACATAGGGAAGTAGCAGATCAGTGTAAGGATATATTGACTGACCTCTTCCCTAGCATTTATGGAGAGAAGAATGGATAAACAGTATTACCACTTTAAAAAGAATTGCTCACGTCCTAGCGTGGAGACTAGCTCAGAGTTATTCTACGTCTGTGGGGAGGATGCACAGTGGACTGATGTTATGCTACAGTTTGCTGCCTTCATGGACTCATGTGGTTATGTAGGTGTCCATGAGAAAGTTGAATGTCTGTTTGAGGATTACTGGAGTACGAAT